GAACAACAAGATCTTTCGGATGTGGCAACCGACGCTCTCCGAGATGCTTTAGGAACCGAGGCTAGTAATGAAGTTGCAAGCCCCGAGATCGAGGAAACTCCATCTCAAGAAAGCGAAGCTGAGCCGTTAGGCGAAGTGAGCGATCAAGAGGAGGATTTTACTGAGATTATAGAGACGAACGAGCCTGAAAGTGAAGCCGATCGTCTGGCGAAAAGAAGAGTAAGACCAAGAAGCGAGCTCGATCAACAAGTTATTGATTTGTACAGATCGTCTGGATTCGAGGGTAGTTTTCAAGATGCTTCCGAAGTAATATACGGAAGACAGCAAACCACCCAACCGCAGCAGGTTGCTCAGGTTCAACAACCGAGCGAACCCGAAGTAGATCCATACGAATCAAATCTTAGCGGTTTGAAAGATAGCGTTGTTTCTTTGGAGTCTCAAATTGCTGAGGCTACTGAAGATATGGACACTGCTAAAGCTATACAGTTGCAAAGAGATTTGTTTCGAAAGGAACTAGAGATCAACAATTTGCAAAATCAGCGTCAGATGCAGGAAGAACAGGAAGCTCGATCCGCTCAAGAATCCCAACGGCAGAAAGCGTTGGAGAGTCGGAATAGTGCCGTTTCAAAGTATCCAGAACTGGATGACAAGAACTCGGTATACCGCAAGGAGTTTGACTATTTTATATCAAAAGCCGAGCAAGATTCCGACTATGCAGCAGTTTTTGCGTCACCGCGATGGCCTGAGATTATGGCAAATGAGTTTGCAATGAGTAAGGGTGCTACACAGGCACCTCAGCAAGTTGCACCTCAGCAAGTTGCACCTCAGCAACAAGCACCCGTCATGGGAAATCAGGCTAAAGTTTTGACGACAGGGCAAACTGCAAAACCCGCAAACCAACCTATATCTGCGGAACAAGTCCTTAATAATGTTGGCAACCTTTCAAACGAACAACTTTTTCAAATGCTAGGTCAGCCAGATGGTAGGCAGTTTCTTAGATAGGGTTTTAACAAAAACACTATAATTATTAAATAAAATGGCTATTAAAACAACTCAAGGGGCAGCACAACCAGCAATCGGTAATGTTGACCTTCTTTCAAATAATACTAACTACTCTGGTGACATTTTTAATAACGGCGATTTGCGTACACGACTCTGGTCGGAGCTCGTAACTCGTGATGCTCGTGAAAAGAATGTTTTCTCAAAATTCATCGGATCCGAAGGATCAGGTGCTCCTGTAGTTGAAAAACGGGATCTCTCCGCAGGTGGTTCAGATAAAGTGACTTTCACTTCTGTCGCTCCTATCCGTGGTCAAGGTGTTCGTGGGGAAGCAATCCTCAAAAACAATACTGGTAAGTTAAAGTTTGGTACTTTCAGTGTGGAGGTTGACTTAATCCGTCACGCCGTCGCATGGACGCAAGTTATCAAACTTATGCGTTTCACTGGCAAAACCATCGATCAGCTTTCCGCTGAGGTTATGTCCGAGTGGGCAGGACGCACAGAGCAAGACCACATTCAGTCATGCCTTCGTGATACCTGCTTAAACACCGCTACCTCCAACTTGATCTCCGACTACGGAGCTGCTGGAGCAATTACCTACGCTGAAGGTCTTAGTACCGATATCATTCAGGAAGCAAAACAAGCCTTGATTGCTCAAGGTGGTGAGCCAATGAATGTTGGAGGGGATGATAAAACTGAGATTCCTGGCTACCTGTTCTTCGCTCCTGACGCAGTGCTTCGTCCGCTTCGCAGTGATCCCGATTACATGGAGGCTATCCTTCAGGCTGACGAGCGTAGCAGTTCTAACAAACTGTACAGTGGTAACTATGCAATGTGGGACGGCAACATGATTGCTAACCATAATGTAATCATCGACACTGCTGACGGTCGTCAAGGCTCACCCCTTCTTCCAACAGCTCTTGTAACTGCTACAAGCACTGTCTCTAATGCAGGTGATTTAAATCTAGGTGGTGATACATTCGGTAACTTCATCGGTTTTGACTCCAACATTCCTGGTGGTGGTGGTGCACAGCACGATGTTTCTGGTCCTGGCGGACATCTTCTGATTGTAGAGCCTGATGGTACTTATTACAGCGTAAGTTATACTGGCATCAGTGCCGATGGGTCAACTATCAACGGTCTCGGCGACCTTAATGTTGCTCAGGCTGGTGCTGCTGCTGCTATAGCTGGTGCTTCCCTTCCAATAGGCACTGTGATCTACCAAGCAAACTCCGCAGGTACTCCTATCGGATATGCGTTAGCAATGGGTAAAACTGCAATGTACTACGCAAAAGGCGGTGTATTCAATGAACAGATATTCCATTATGACGACTTTGCCAATAGTGGTAATAATGCACACTTATCTGCTGTAGGTGTCCAGTCCGTTTATGGAATGGCTACTTACCAAGACACCAATGGAAGAATCCCTGGTGTGCAGTTAATTGAGGCAGTTCGTCAGATCCCTGGCTTCTCATTCTAAGCCTTAGCTACATTCACGCTTAACCTTAGCCCCTCCC